CTATTGCCACGGCCAGCGGATTTCCGGGGTGTAGTCGTCAGGGGCGAGTTCCGGGGGGATGCGGGCGTCGAAGCGGCGGAGGATTTGCAGCTCCAGGTCGGTCAAGGCGGGTCGGGGCAGCGCTTGCAGCAGCGACAGCAGCGTCTCGCCTCGGGCGGGGTCGGCGTCCGTAGGCAAGGAGAGGCGCAGCACCAGGCGCTCCAGCGGGGGCCTGCCCTTCGGGCCGAAGCGGTATTCGGCGTCGCAGGCCAGGGCGTAGACGTCGCTCGCGCCGCCCGCGCGGCTGACCGTGAGGCGGAGGACGGAGCGACCCGGCAGGCCCTCGACCTCGGCGGCGAGGTCGAAGGGGCGGTACAGGAACAGCTCCCCCGGGGTGACCCGGAGGTACTGGCACAGCGTGTTCAGCGTGTCGAATTGCACGCCCTTGGCGCTGCGGCCGGTGAGGGCCGTGAGCGTGGTGCGGGAGATGTGGGTGTCCTCGGAGACCTTCGAGAGGGTGAGGCGGCGCTCCGCCAGCAGCACGGACAGGTTGGGGATCAGCATGGCGCACCTCCTGGGGATTGAATGACCAAATTGTACAGGAGATTGGACGTTTTGTCAAGGAGGATGGTTGACTTGACCGAAAGTCTGTACTATAATCATATTGTTCAGACTATTGGACAATATGAATTGAATGGAGGATATATTATGACGGCGAAGGAGTATCTGGGACAGGCAAAGCGGGCGGAGGCGCGCATCGGGGCCATGCTGGAGCGTCGGCAGCGCTACCGCGGGATCGCCGTGAAGCGCGGCGCGGGTGAGGCGGACGGGCTGGCCGGACTGGAGGCGGACATCGACCGGCGGATCGGGGAATACGTGGAGCTGGTGCGCGGCATCGAGGCGACCATCGACCGGGTGCGCAGCGAGGAATGCCGAGAGGTGCTGCGGTACCGGTATCTGAACGGATGGAGCTGGCAGGTCATCGCCGAGCGGACCCACTATTCCAAGGATTGGCTGTGGCGGCTGCATGCCAGGGGGCTGGAGGCCGTGGAGGGGGAGAGAACGGTATAAACACGACAGAAAAAGCCAGTTTTTGCGGGATATTATATAGAGTAGTGGACGCAATCGCGCGGGAGGTGAGGATGATCGACAACATCAGGCGTACGGATTGGAACGTCATCCGGGAGGAATACATCGCGGGCGGCGTCGGGCAGCGGGAGCTGGCCGAGCGGCACGGGGTGGCGTACAGCGCCGTGAGGCGGCGGGCCGCGGAGGAGCAGTGGGTCCGGCTGCGGACGGAGGCGCTGCGGGGCGGCGGGGAGGCGAATTCCGCGGGCAACGACGCGGGAGGCGGGAACGCGGATATCGCCCTGAGGCTGCGGAAGAAGCTGTTGATGCGGCTGGAGCGCGTGGCGGATGCCATACCGGACGGGGCGGTGACCGAGCTGAAGGCGCAGGACGACAGCGCCACGACGCGGCTGTTCAAGCTGAGGGACCTGACCGCGGCGTACAAGGACCTGGCCGGGGAGATCGAGGCCGGGGAGAGCGGGGATGTGGAGGACCTCGGGGTGCTGGCGGAGCTGTTGAAGTAGGGAGAGCAGGATGGTGGACGGGGAGCCCTATCGGCCCTGCGGGCCACTTCCCCACTGCGGTGGGGAAGCCTTTGGGGAGACGGGAGGTTGGCAAGGAATGGAGGGAGAGGATGGGCAGGACGGCGACGATCCCCTGGGGGCGGTTCAGCGAAAAGCACCGGGCGTACATCAAGGCGGCGCTGAAGCACCGGATGTGTGTGGCCGAGGGGGCGATACGCTCCGGGAAGACCATCGACCACTGCATCATCGCCGCGGCCTACCTGGAGGACGCGCCGGACCGGTTCCACCTGGCCAGCGGCTCCACCATCGCCAACGCCAAGCTGAACATCGGCGTGTGCAATGGCTTCGGGCTGGAGAACCTTTTCCGGGGCCGCTGCCGCTGGGGGCGGTACCGGGACAACGAGGCGCTGTTCATCGACGCCCGCGCCGGGGAGAAGATCGTGATCTTTGCGGGCGGCGGGCGCGCGGACAGCTATCGCCACATACTGGGCAACAGCTACGGGCTGTGGATCGCCACGGAGATCAACGAGCACTACGACTGCCCGGACAGCCGCACCAGCTTTGTGAAGGTGGCCTCGGGACGACAGATCGCGGCGGCACGGCCCTTTACGCTGTGGGACCTGAACCCCTGCGGGCCGAAGGCGCCCATCTATGAGGATTACATCGACAGGTACCGCCGGGAGGGGCTGGCGGGGGGCTATCTCTACGAGCACTTCACGATCCGCGACAACGCCACGGTGACGCCGGAGCGCATCGCGGAGATCGAGAGCCGCTACGACGTGAACTCGGTGTGGTACCGAAGGGACATCCTGGGGGAGCGGGCCGTGGCGGAGGGGCTGGTGTACCGGCAGTTTGCCGACGACCCGGACCGGTTCATCGTGGACGAGCCGCCGGAGCCGCTGCGGTACGCCGTGATCGGCGTGGATTTCGGCGGCGGGACGTCGGCGCACGCCTTCTGCTGCGTGGGGGTGACGGCGTCCGGCGCGGTGGCGGTGCTGGACGAATACCGGGAAAAGCGGGCGCTGGATCCCAACGCGCTGGCGGAGGCCTTCGTCGACTTCGCCCGGCGCTGCCAGGGGCGATGGCTGGTGGCGGACGCCTGGTGCGATTCCGCGGAACAGACGCTGATCAACGGCCTGCGGGCCGCCTGCGGCGCGCAGCGGATGGCGCTGAACGTCGGCAACGCGTTGAAGCGGCCAATTAACGACAGGATCCGCGCGGTGTGCGGCCTGATGGGCGCGGGCAGGTTCTTCGTGTGCAGGCGGTGCAGCGAGACCATCGACGCGCTGCGGTGTGCCGTGTGGGACGGCAGCAGGGCGACGCAGGACGTGCGGCTGGACGACGGCAGCACCAACATCGATAGCCTGGACGCCATGGAGTACGCGCTGGAGCGGGATATCCCGATGCTGACGGAGATGATGGGAATGGGGAATCAGATATGATCAAGGAGCTTATTCGGAGGGGGCGAAGTCGGATGCGGAAGGTGGCCGGCGATCTGGGGCTGGCGAAGGAATTCAAGGACGTATTTGAGCTGGACGGCGTGCCCGCCTATCGCCAGTTCTACGACAAGGGCATCTTTCTGTGGAAGGCGCTCTACCGGGGCAGCTACGCGCCGTGGCACCTGGTGCCCGCGCCGACCATCGACAATCCCCGGGCCGTGCGCCAGATGTACCGGCTGAACGCCGCGAAGGCGGTGAGCGCCGAGCTGGCCGGGCTGGTGTGGGGCGAGCAGTGCGGCATCCGCGTGAGCATGAAGGGTGGCAGCGGCGAGGGGGACGACCCGCTGAACGCCTTCGTGGCGTCGGTGCTGGAGGAGAATGCCTTCGCGGGGAAGCTGCAGCAGCTGATCGAGCAGGGGCTGGCGCTGGGCGGCGCGGCGATCAAGGTGTGGTATGAGGCGGGGGAAGACGGGGGGACGACCTCTTCCGTCCCGCCTGCGGCGGTCCACCTTCCCCTGAAGGGGAAGGCTTTCGGGGAGGCGGGAAAAGGCGGGGGGACGACCTCTTCCGTCCCGCCTGCGGCGGTCCACCTTCCCCTGAAGGGGAAGGCTTTTGGGGAGGCGGGAAGGATCCGGCTGGGCTACTGCATGGCGGACCAGTTCGTGCCGCTGTCCTGGGACAATGCCCGGGTGACGGAGGGCGTGTTCATCTCCCGGCTGGCCAGGGGCGGCCTGTACTACACCCGGCTGGAGTGGCACCGGTGGGACGGGAGCGCGTACATCGTCGAGAACCAGCTGTTCCGGGCGGAGGCGCAGCAGGGCAGGAACCCCGGCGAGCGGCAGGACATACTGGGCGTGCGGGTGCCGCTGGAGGACGTCTATCCCGGGCTGGACGGACGCACGGAGGTGCGGCTGGGTGAGAGCCTGTTCACCTACTGGCGCACGCCCATGGCCAACAACCTGGACGACGACAGCCCGCTGGGCGTGAGCATCTACGGCAACGCGCTGGAGACGCTGCACGCGCTGGACATCTGCTATGACAGCCTGGTGAACGAATTCAGGCTGGGCAAGAAGCGGATCATCGTGCCGGCGCGGTGCGTGCGGACGGTGGTGGACCCCGGCACGGGGACGCCCAGGCGCTACTTCGACCCGCGGGACGAGGTGTATGAGGCCTTCGCCAGCGACGAGAAGGACGAGCTGAAGATCCAGGACACCAGCGTGGAGCTGCGGGTGGAGGAGCACGTGGCCGCGCTGAACGCCTTCCTGTCCGTGCTGTGTTTGCAGCTGGGGTTCAGCGCGAACACGTTCAGCTTCGACCAGCACGGCGGGATCCGGACCGCCACCGAGGTGGTCAGCGAGAACAGCAAGACCTACAAGACCATTCGGACCGTGCAGAACCAGCTGGTGCCCGCACTGGAGCACGTGGTGCGCAACATCATCGACGTGGCGGCGCTGTACGGCGTGCGCTGGCAGGGCGTGCCGGTGGAGGCGCTGGCCGCCGGGGGGTACGAGGTGAAGGTGACCTTCGACGACGGCGTGACCCAGGACCGGCAGACCAACATCCGGGAGGGCATGGCGCTGGTGAACGCGGGGCTGCTGAGCCGGTTTACGTTCCTGACCGACAGGAAGTACGGGCAGGGGCTGACGGAGGCGGAGGCGACGCGGGAGCTGGAGCGGATCCGGTGGGAGAAGGAGGGGAGAGGGGTGTAGAAGGGGAAGGCAGGGGAGCCCCACCGGTCCTGCGGACCACCTCCCCACTGCGGTGGGGAGGCTTTTGGAGGGCGGGGGCCAGGGCGGGCGGCGCAACGCCGCCCCTACGGGGACGGGGGGACCTCTTCCGTCTGGCCTTCGGCCAGCCACCTTCCCCAGAGGGGAAGGCTGGGCGGGCGGCGCAACGCCGCCCCTACGGGGGACGGGGGAACGACGGGGGACCTCTTCCGTCTGGCCTTCGGCCAGCCACCTTCCCCACAAGCGTCCGACGAAGTCGGACTGAAGGCGCAAGCGCAGCGAAGCAAGACGCGCCTGAAACCCGCGACCGAGCGAAGCGACAGGCGCGGGGCGTAGAAGGGGAAGGCTAAGCCGCTCCTATGGGGGATGGGGACGACGGGGAACATCGTCTCCCTGGCCCGGCAGGGCGTTAAACATGCGCGACGGTCAGGCTCAGAGGGCGGCGGGCTCGCCAGGTGCGCCGCACGGGACCGAAAAAAGGAGGAGTAGACATGGCAGGTATCTTCACACGCAAGGCGATTGCCGCGATACTGAACGACGAGGCGCTGAGCCCGGAGGAGCGGGCCGACCAGCTGTTCGGGCTGTACGGAAGGGCGCTGGAGGACGGGTATGTGACCCGCAGCGCGGCCCAGGCCGCCGCTTTGGCGGCGGCGGAGGAGGCAAAGGCGCAGGTCGCCATGGGAGACGTGCGCGAGAGCCCGGAGTACCGGGAGCTCCAGGAGCGCTTCGACGCCTATCAGGCGCGCCAGGACGCACGGGTCTCCGGGGCATTTGCCGACGTGAAGCCCAAGTTCTTCGACGCGGTGTATGACCTTGTGGATCGCTCGGAGGGGGCGATACCCCTCGAGGAGCAGCTGGCCGCGATCCGGGAGCGCTTTGAGGAGTACTTCATCGCGCCGCGGCAGGAGGCGAGGCTGCCCCGATTCGGCGCGCCCACCGTGGGCAGCATGCCCAGGGGCGGAACCGGCGCGGCGCGGGAGTTCGCGCGCGCCTGGGATTTTGGCTTCAGGAACAACGACTGACGAGAGGAGCTGACGAGCAATGGCATTTACCCAGCAGAACGTGAACTACGCGGCGGAATACAGCCGCGCGCTGGCGAACGCATACCCCTATCTTTCCTATTTCAGCGAGATCTGGGGCGCGCCGAACGCGCAAATGTGCAAGCCCGGCATCGGCAAGACGATGTACATTCCCAGCCTGACCACCGCCGGCGCCCGGGCCGCGGGCCGCGACCAGATCACCGGCACCTTCAACCGCAATTGGAACAACAGCCTCCAACCGGTGACGCTGGACATGGACCGGGAGTGGGACACCCTGGTGGACCCCATGGACATGGACGAGACCAACATGGTGGCGACCATCGCCAACGTGACCCGCACGTTCACCGAGCAGCAGAAGGTGCCCGAAATGGACGCCTACATGGCCTCGAAGCTGTACGGCTTCGTGTCGCCGGACACTGTGAACCTGACCACGAACAACATACTGACCAAGTGGGACAGCTTCATGGAGCAGCTGACCAACGCCCGCGTGAACAAGGACAGGGTGGTGGGCTATGTGACGCCGGCGCTGTTCAACATCATCAAGGGCGCCGTGGGACTGACCCGGTATCTGGACATCGGCGCCAACGGCGGCGAGCCCAACAGGATCAGTCGGGAGATCGCTCGACTGGACGGCGTGCCGCTGCACGTGGTGCCCACGGACATGATGAAGACCGCCTACGACTTCAGCGAGGGCTGGCGCGTGGCCGACAGCGCCAAGCAGATCAACCTGATCCTGGTGGACCTGGACGCCGTCGCCGCGCCGGTGAAATACGAGACCAGCATGCTGTCCGAGCCCACGGCCCAGAGCAAGGGCAAGTATCTGTACTACGAGCGCTATTACTACGGCGTGTTCAAGCTGAGCGGCCGCAACGGCATCATCGTGAATGCGGCGGCGTGATGATAAGCGCCAGGCGCAGCGAGGCTGAGGGTCCTGCGCATTGGATGTGCGGGCCCGAAACCCGTCGCCCGCCGACGGGCGCGGGGACGGGGCGACAGAGAGGGAGGCGGCAGGGTGGCGCAATATCTGAGTTATGAGGAGTATGCGGCGCTGGGCGGTCGGCTGGGCGAGGCGGAATACCCGCCGGCGGAGCTGAAGGCGCGCCGGCGCATCGACGCCATGACCCACGGGCGCGTGGCGCGGATGGCCCGGGTGCCGGAGGAGGTCAAGGCCGCCGTGGCGGAGATCATCGATGTGGAGGCGGTGTACGGCGCGACGGCCCAGGCGGTCGCGCCGGTGGCCGAGTCGTTTTCGACGGACGGCTATTCCGAGAGCTACGGCGACGCCCGGGCGCGCGCACAGGAGGTCCGGAGGCAGCTGGCCGAGGGCATCGCCGCGCTGCTGGACGGCGTGACGGACGACGAGGGTACGCCCCTGCTGTACGCGGGGGTGTGGTCGTGAGGCGACGGAAGGGAGGCGCGGCGCATGCGGCTTTGCGATGAGACGATCACCGTGCTGAACGCCCGGCACGACCCGCAGAGCGGGGACGTGGCGTACATCCCCACGGTGATCGCGGGGGCCTCCTGGTTCGCGGAACGGGCGAGCGCCGTGGACAGCCGCGGCGGCCTGGAAGGCGCGGGGCAGGTGCGCGTGCGCATCCCGGCGGACGCGGACGCGGGCGGCAGGGCCTGGGCGGACCCGGCGGCATGGGACCGCGCGGCGGACGTTTCCGGGCTGTGGACCCTGCGGGGCGGGGATGTGATCGCCCGGGGCGCGGTGAACGGCGGGGAGCTGACCCCGGAGGGGCTGCGGGAAGCGGGCCTTGATTGCATGACGGTGCTGGGCGTGACGGACAATCGCCGCGCGCCCGGCGCGCCCCACTGGCGCGTGACGGGGAGGTGAGCGCATGGAGATCGACAATGCGCAGAGGCTGAGGGACTGGTTGCGGGAATGCCCGGAGCTGGCCCGGTGCCCCTTCGGCGTGGATCACCTGGCCCGGGAGCCGGGCGGCTTCGCACTGTGCACGCTGCCCGGGGAGCTGAAGCGCCGGGAGAACATACTGGGCGGCCTTGAGCCACTGGCCCGTCAGGAGCGGGCGTTCGACCTGGACGCGCGGCTGCCATATAGGGCGGGGGCGGCGCAGAACCTGGAGAACCTGGCGCTGATGGGGCGGATCGCGGCGTGGATCGAGGCCCGGAGCGCAGAGGGCAGCCTGCCCGAATGGGCGGGCGGGCGCGTGACGGCGGTGCTGGCCGCGTCCGCCCCGGAGCTGCCGGATTTCGGCAGCGACACCGCACGGTACCGGCTGCGGCTCGCGGTGCGGTACGAATTGGATCAATAATGACAGGAGGTCATCGATATGGCTGAAAACATCACCGGCAAGATCGCGAGAAAGTATATGGCCCACTTCCTGGACGCCAGCTTCGGCGGCTCGACCCCGGACTGGTATCGCGTGGGCGAGGACCTGGAGGAGTTCAACGTGGAGCTGAACCCCGACACCGAGCGCAAGCAGAACATACTGGGCAACAACACCTTCGTGCACAACGGCTATGAGATCAGCGCCGACGCGGAGCCCTTCTACGCCCGCGTGGGGGACAAGCTGTTCAACCGGCTGCAGAGCATCGTGGACACCCTGGCCACCGACGACGGCTGCAAGACCTATGCGCTGGAGGTCCACCTGTGGGAGGAGGGCGCGACCAGCGGCACCTTCGTGGCCTATCGCCAGCAGTGCTATGTGATCCCCACCTCCTACGGCGGGGATACCAGCGGGTATCAGATCCCGTTCAGCGTCAGCTATGTGGGCGACAAGGTGAAGGGCAAGTTCACCCCCGCCAGCGGCGATACCCCGGCGAGCTGGGTGGCGGATGCTTGAGCTCTGATCCGTGAATGACGACCGTTCCGGCCTGCTGCGAAGCCGCAGGCCGGAACATGCAGAGGAGGATAGCATGGTTAAGGACAAGGCGATGGCCGTGGCGGTGATCACGGTGGACGACGGCAGCAGACGGGTGCCGATTCACAACGCCCAGGGCGAGGAGATCGGCAGCTTTGTGTTCCATCCCACGGACGTGGGCATCATACAGCGCTACAATGACATGGTGGCGCGCTTCGACGGGATCACCGCGCCGCTTTCCGGGCTGGACGATGGCGACGCCGCCGGGATGGAGGCGGCGCTGCGGGAGGCCGAGCGCAGGCTGTGCGACGCGGTGAACGAGCTGTTCGGCGGCGACGTGGCCGGGGCGTTCTTCGGGAGGATGCATCCCTTCTCCCCGGTGGGCGGCCGGTTCTATTGCGAGGCGGTGCTCCAGGCGGTGGGCGAATACATCTCCGGGCAGTTCGATGCGGAGACGGCGCGCTTCTCCAGCCGCACGGAGAAGTACACCCGGGCGGTCGAAGGCGAATGAGCTGCGCGCTGCCCCGGGCGCTGGAATTCGCGGGCAGGCGGTGGGCCATACGGGCCGATTACCGGCAGGTGCTGACCATACTGGAGGCCTTTGACGACCCGGAGCTGACGGACGCGGAGAAGGCCTACGTCTGCCTGCACAACCTGTACGTGGACTTCGGGCAGATCGACCCGGGGGACTACGGCGAGGCCTACCGGGCCGCAGTGGAATTCATCGACTGCGGCGCGGAGGGCGGCGGCGGGGCGCGGATGATGGACTGGGAGCAGGACGCGCCGCTGATCTTCGCCGCCGTCAACCGCGTGGCGGGCCGGGAGGTGCGCGCCGACGCCTTTCTGCACTGGTGGACCTTCCTGGGGCTCTTCATGGAGATCCGGGATTCCACCTTCGCCACGGTGCTGATGCTGCGCCAGAAGAAGGCGCGGGGCAAGCCGCTGGAGCCCTGGGAGCGGGATTTCTGGCAGAAGAACGCCGGGGTGTGCAGGCTCAGGCCGCGGCTGACCGGGGCGGAGCAGGCGGAGAAGGCGCGGCTGGAGCTGGTTTTGGGAGGAGGAGATTATGGCGAGGATTGACGGCGGGGCGATCGTGCTGGACGCGCGGATCGACGGCGCGGACTTCACCCGGGACGCGAAGCGGCTGTCCGGGGCGGCCCGGGAGCTGGACATCGCCGTGCGCCGCGCCGGGGAGGCGCTGCGCGCGTCCGCGGGGCGCTTCGGCCGGGCGGCGGAGGAATCGGTCCGGGCGACGCGGCTGCTGCGGACCCAGGCCCTGGCCGCGCTGGGGGACAGCGCCGCGGCCTGGAAGGCGGCGGCGGAGAAGCTGGACGGCCTGGATTACGCGATGCGCGGGCTGCGGGAGAGCACCCGGCTGGCCTTTGGGCCGATGCTGACGCTGGCGGCTCCGGCGCTGACGGGGCTGACACAACTGCTGTCCGGGGCGATCCTGAAGGCGGGCATGTTCGCGGCGGCGCTGACCGGGCAGGACGCCTTCGCCCGGGCGACGGAGAATCAGCGCAGGTATGCCGCCAGCCTGGGCAGGAGCAGCGGCGCGGCGCGGAAGCTGGAGCGGCAGCTGGCAAGCTTTGACAGGCTGGATATCCTGCGGGCGGACAGGGGCGGCTCCGGCGGCGGCGGGGGCGGACTGTCCGGGCTCGTCGACGGCGAGGCGCTGTTTCAGATCATCCCCATCGACGCGGGCATACGCGATTTCGTAGACCGTATCAGGGAGCTGTTCGCCCAGGGGGACTACGAGGGCGTGGGCAGGGCCCTGGCCGACGGGCTGAACGGCGCGCTGGAGAAGGCGGGCCGCCTGATCGAATGGGAGAACGTGGGCGAGTCCGTCTCCCGGGGCGTGGACGGCATATGCGGCATATTCAACGGCCTGGTGGACGGCGTGGACTGGGATCTGGCCGGGCGGACCTTCGGCAGCGGCGTGGACACGCTGGTGCGGGCGGCCAACCGGCTGATGTCCGGAATCAGGCTGGACGATTTGGGAAAGGCGCTGGGCACCGCGCTGAGCGGCGCGGTGGCGCAGGTGGACTTTGAGCAGCTGGGCGAGTTGATCGGCAGGCTGCTGACGGCGAAGCTGACCGTCGTGGCCAACGCCGTGGCGAGCTTCGACTGGAGGCAGTTCGGCGGCAAGCTGGCCGAGGGGCTGGGCGGGCTGCTGGGCGCGATGGGCGAGGCGCTGGACGGCATCGACTGGGCGGGCATCGCCGGGAACCTGACCGACGGGCTGAACCGCTTCATCGCCAGGGTGGACTGGGACGGCGCGGGCGGCTTCCTGGGCAGGCGCTTCAACGACGCGCTGGACGTGCTGAGGACCGCGGCGACCCGCTTCGACTGGGGCAAGGCGGGCAAATCCTTCTCCAAGGCGGTCAACGGCCTGGTGAGGACCGTGGACTGGACCGGGCTGGGCCAGCTGCTGGACAGGCTGCTGAACGGCGCGCTGGATTTCGCGCTGAGCTTCGTGAACGGCTTCGACGCGGACAGCCTGGCGACGGGCATATCGAAGGCGCTGGAGCAGGTGGACTGGAACGCGCTGGCCGGCAAGCTGTGGCAGCTGCTGGCGACGGCGCTGAAGAAGCTGGGCAGCATCGGCCAGGCGCTGTTCGGCGCTTCGCCCACCGCCCCGGCGGCGAAGCTGCGGGCGGCGGTGGAGTTCGTCACCGGCGCGGGCAAGGGCTATGTCTCGCCGCTGGAGGGGCTCAGGCAGCTGCTGGCCCCCGGCGCGAGCGTGGGCGTGCGGCTGGAGAAGCAGGGCTGGAGCAGCATCGCGCAGTACGTGGGCACCGCGGTGACGGTGCTGACGACGCTGGGCAAGTCCAACTGGAGCACGCTGGCCGGGTTCGTGGGCGACAGGATGACGGCGCTGGTCAACCTGGCCCGGGGCAATTACACCTCGCTGGGCGACTTCGTGGGCAATGGGATCAGCGCGGCGGTGTCGCTGGTCAAGTCCGGCTGGAGCACCCTTTCCGGGTTCGTGGGCGACGGCGTCTCCGTGCGGACCAGCCTGCAAAAGTGGGGCTGGAGCACCTTGGAGAGCTTCATCGGCCAGTACGCCACGATCAAGACCCAGCTGGAGAAGTGGGGCTGGAGCAGCCTGTCCAGCTTCGTGGGCGACAGCGTGTCGGTGCGCACGGCGCTGCAGAAGTGGGGCTGGAGCACGATACAGGCCTTCGTGGGCGACAGCGCCACGGTGCGGACTAGCCTGCAAAAGTGGGGCTGGAGCACCCTGGAGGGGTTCATCGGCCAGTACGCCACGATCCGGACGAGCCTCATGAAGTGGGGCTGGGACAGCATCGAGGGCTTCATCGGGCAGTATGCCAGCGTGCGGACGAGCCTTGAGAGGTGGGGCTGGAGCACGATACAGGCCTTTGTGGGGGACTCCGTTTCGGTGTGGACCAGCCTTGAGAAGTGGGGCTGGAGCAGCATCGCCGGGTTCGTGGGCGACGCGGTCTCCGTGTGGACCAGTCTGGAAAAGTCGGGCTGGACGTCCCTTCAGGACTGGATCGGCAGCAGCATCACCGCGAAGGTGAACCTGGTGGCCGGCAAGGTGCAGAGCTTCACCAAGACCATCGCCGACGGCATCAGCACCGCAGTGAACGGCGTGCTGGCGCTGTTCGGCAAGGCCGGGGGCGGCATCATCACGCCGGGCGGGCGCTCGCTGGCCTTTGCCGCCGGCGGCGCGATATCCGGCGGACGGGCGAGCTGGTGGGGCGGCGTGCGGCGCTATGCCGCCGGGACGCGCCGCGCCCACGGCACGCTGTTCGTGGCGGGCGAGGCCGGGCCGGAGGTGGTGGGCCACGTGAACGGGCGTACCGAGATACTGAACAAGTCCCAGCTGGCCCAGGCGATGCGCGGCGCGGTGGCCTCCGGCATGGCCCAGGCGGTGAACGCCCTGGGGCGCTATCTGGCGGGACACATGAGCCGGTGCGCGAACGCGCTGATCGGCGCGACGCTGGCGAACCGGGCCGGGGACGCGGGGCTGCTGGCGCGGCTCTCCGCCGTGGCGGAGCGCGTGAGCTACGCGCCGCCGGTGATGGCCGGCGGCACCGTGGCCCCCTATGAGGCGGACACCTATCGGGAGCGCCGGGACGCCGGGCTGCGCGATGCCCTGGACGCGAACAACGAGGACCTGATACGCACCATCATCAGCGTAATCGGCGCGCAGACCGGCGCCATCGTGGCGGCGCTGCGGGATGTGGAGCGCAGCGCGGGCGGCGGAGGCGGCCTAAGCGCCCAGCAGCTCATCAACGAGATCAACCGGCGCACGCAGATGTTCGGCGCGTCGCCGCTGAAGGGGGTATAGGGATGACGGACACCTCATCCGGCGCTGTGCGCCACCTTCCCCTCGAGGGGAAGGCAAGGGGAGGCGATGGGCATGGCTGAGCCGGTGCTGATCATCAACGGGCACGACTACGCGCGGTACGTGGAGTCGCTGGAGCTGTCGCGCAACGACCTGGACGCCGACGGCAGCGGGCGGGACGTGCAGACGGGGCTGATGTACCGGACGCGCATCGCCACGAAGCTGAAGGCGGAGGTGAAGCTGCTGCGGCTGGACCAGGCGGTTCACCGGCGGCTGCTTACGGACATCGCTGAGGCGTTTTACAGCGCCACGGTGCTGGACCCGGCGACCGGGGAGCGGACCACGCGGACGTTCTACACGTCCTCGGTGCCCTACGGGGCGCAGCGGTATGACAGGAGGACAGGCGCGCCGTACTACGACGGCATGGCGTTTTCGATGACGGAGAGGTGATGGCATGCAGCAGACGAGCGCGGCGTGGAAGGCGCTCTGGGCGGCGGGGAACGCGCGGCTGGAGAGCGCGGCCGTCATCGATGGCCATGAATACCGGGAGATCACCGCGCCGGTGATCTCCCGGGGGCTGATGCAGGGCGGGTTGTCCATCGGCAACGCGGTGAGCGCGTCCTGTCAGCTGGCGGTGCGGACGGAGGCGTCCATTCCCAGGGGCGCGGAGGTCCAAATCAAAATGCGGCTGAGCGACGGGCAGAGCGCGAGCGAATGGCTGCCCGCCGGGACGTTCTACATCAGCCATCGGAGCCGGGACGGCGTGAGCGGGCTGGTGGCGCTGGAGTGCTATGACGCGCTGCTGAAGGCCAACGCCCCGGTGCCCGGCGGACTGAGCTATCCCATGTCCATGGCGGACATGGCGACGGCGCTGGCGGCGGCGCTGGGCGTGGGCATCGACCCGAGGACGCGCATCGCGACCGACGAGGTCTATGTGGTCCCGGAGCCGGAGGAAGGAACCACCATCCACGACGTGCTGTGCCTGATCGCGGCGGCCAACGCCGGCAGCTGGATCGTCACGCCCGCGGGGCTGCTGCGGCTGGTGCCGCTGGCCTCGGCGGAGGACGCGGCGCAGGCGGCGGAGGTCGTGGAGGCGGTGGCGGTGCTGGGCGGCATCGCCGCCGGGGAGGCGGGGAGCGTCACCGGCATACGCTATGGCTCCGACGGCGGGGACGTGCTGCTGGGCGACGCGACCGGGCTCGTGCTGGACGTCGGCGTGCCGGCGGAGATCGCCACGCTGCTGTATGACCGGCTGCTGGGGCTGCGCTATCGCGCCTACAGCCTGCAGGGGGCGGTGTACGATCCGGCCGCGGAGCCGGGCGACTTCCTGCGGGCGGGCAGCGGCGGCGAGGTGGAATCGGTGCTGTGCGTCGAGACGGCTGCGCTGGGACCGCTGTTCCGGGGCGATGTCTCCGCGCCGGAGGCCGGGGAGATGTCCGACGAGTATCCCTACATCGGCGCGAGCGTCAGGGCGCTGCAGGCCGCGAAGGTGTATGCCGCGAAGGCGGTGGCGGGCCTGGACGCGGCGCTGGACCAGCAGAGCATATTCGACCGGCTGACCGGCGGCGGCGCGGCCCAGGGGCTGTATCTGGCGGACGGCAGGCTGTACATCAACGGCACCTACATGCAGATGGGCACGATCCGCGGCGCGGACGGCAGGAATTACTGGATACTGGACGGGGACAGCGCGCAGTTCGTGGCCAACAAGGGCAGGATCGGCAGCTTTACGCTGGACAACGGCGCTCTGATCTATGGCACGCCCGGCGAGGACGGCAACGGCATCAGGATGCGCTATGACGGCTTTCTGACGTCATACGGCGGTTCATCCAGCGGGATCGTTGGGTATTCCTGGTTGCACAACGGCTGGCTGGACATCGGCAATTATGGCTACGGCAGCGTGAAGCTCAACGCGCCGTCCGCCTACAACGGCGGCTTCTCGATCAGCTGCACCAACGCCGACGGCAGCTTCACCCGGGTACCGATGTACTGCGACAATTCGGACGCGAATCGCAGGATCGTGTTCGGAGGCCCGTACAAGACGCAGTTCCAGAACGACGTGACCGTGGGCCAGGGGACCCTGACGGCGCAGACGCTGAACGTCACCGGCACGAAGTCCCGCGTGGTCGATGCGGGGCAGTATTCCAGGCGGCTGCTGTACTGCTACGAGACGCCCAGCCCGATGTTCGGCGACGTGGGCGAGGGGGAGATCGGCGCGGACGGGCGGTGCTACGTCTGGCTGGACGCGGTATTCGCGCAGACCGTCAGCACCGAGGGCTATCAGGTGTTCCTCCAGCGCTACGGCGCGGGGGATTGTCGGGTGGCGGAGCGCTGCCCGGGATGCTTCGTCGTGGAGGGCGAGCCGGGGCTGCGCTTCGGCTGGGAGATCAAGGCGAAGCAGCGGGACTTCGACCAGCGGCGGCTGGATCCGGCGGAGGCGGCCTATGTGCCGGAGGCGACGGATTACGGCGCGCTGGCCGCGGCGCACATCGACAATATCAGGAAGGAGCGTGAATCGACATGAAGAGGATTACCAGCGCGACCGTGTTTTCGGACGCCGTGGGGCTGCGGCTGAGCGCCACATGGAGCGAGATCGACGAGAACACCGGCCTGATCGTCAGCGACAACCGGCGCTTCGACCGGGTGATCACCGACGAAGGGGTGGCGGAGGCCGCCCGCGCGGTGCTGGAGCACGCCGCGCAGAGCCTGGGCGAATAGGTGTTCGATAAAAAATTAAACATATGTTCGATAGAAATCCGGCGCACGGTGTGTTATAATGAGTGAGCAATCGGCCCGGGAGACGGGCATGAGCATCACGAAGCGGCGGGCCTGGCCCGCGAAAATATGCGTTGGAGGATACCCACATGGCAGCGGAGAAGAAGGCGGAGAAGAAGCCCGCGACCCAGAAATTCGGCGACGACAGGAAGAAGGCGCTGGAAGTGGCGCTGGGCAAGATCGAGAAGGACTTTGGCAAGGGTTCGGTGATGAAGCTGGGCAACGCCGCGAACAACATGCAGGTGGAGGTCATCCCCACGGGCAGCCTGCAGCTGGACTTCGCGCTGGGCGTGGGCGGACTGCCCAAGGGCCGCATCGTAGAGATCTACGGGCCGGAATCCTCCGGTAAGACCACGGTGGCGCTGCACTGCGTGGCCCAGGCCCAGAAGGCCGGCGGCACCGCGGCGTTCATCGACGCGGAGCACGCGCTGGATCCGGTTTACGCCAGCAAGCTGGGCGTGGACATCGACGAGCTGTACGTGTCCCAGCCGGACAACGGCGAGCAGGCGCTGGACATCTGCGAGGCGCTGGTGCGCTCCGGCGCGATCGACATCGTCGTGGTGGACAGCGTGGCCGCGCTGGTGCCCAAGGCCGAGATCGAGGGCGACATGGGCGACAGCCACGTGGGCCTGCAGGCCCGGCTGATGTCCCAGGCGCTGCGCAAGCTGACCGGCGTGATCTCCAAGACCAACGCCGTGGTGATCTTCATCAACCAGCTGCGCGAGAAGGTGGGCGTGATGTACGGCAACCCCGAGACCACCACCGGCGGCAAGGCGCTGAAGTTCTACGCCTCCGTGCGCATCGACATCCGCAAGAGCGAGGCCATCAAGGAGGGCAAGGAGATCGTCGGCAACCGCACGAAGATCAAGATCGTCAAGAACAAGGTCGCGCCGCCCTTCCGCACCTGCATCGTGGACATGCTGTACGGCGAGGGCATCTCCCGGGAGGGCGAGCTGCTGGACATCGCGGTGGAGCAGGACATCGTGCAGAAGTCGGGCTCCTTCTACTCCTACAAGGGCGAGCGCATCGGCCAGGGCCGGGACAACGCCCGCCGGTACTTCCGGGACAACCCCGAGGCCTTCGACGAGGTGGAGGCGAAGATCCGCGAGAGCTTCAAGAGCGGCGGCATCGAGGCCCCGCTGGAGAGCCCCGGCGCGTCCGAGGAGATCGACGAGGACGAGGACGGCGACGAGGAATTCGAGCTGGACGAATAA